CTACTCCGATAACACCGCCGACAGTACCGTTAGCGGTGAATGTGTCGAAGTTAGCGCCGTTTAGAAGTTGTTGTGAAACTACTTCTTTGAAAGTTGACTGGAACGCTTCGACTTCGTCAGGAAGAATTTTAAGGAAAGTAGCTTCCCTCATTTTTCCTTCATGGTCGAGAAGGTCTCTGTGGTTGAAGATCAAAGACCCCCAAACTTCCTTGTATGCAGTAATAGTACCGCGTACAGGCTTAGATTGAGAGATATCAGATGCCCCGGCTAATTGGCCGAATTCGACGGAAGAAGCACGACCACCCATGAAAGGGACAGGAATTGTTCCACCCTTCCAACTATCGTCTTTTTCTACATTTGTAAGGAACCAGTCACGCTTAATGGTTTCTTCGAAGAACATTTCGTTCGGAAGATATTCATTAAGCATGGTTTGAAAGTCTGTATTCGCAGTAGTCATTGTAAATTACTCCTCTTGGTAAGACCTCGCTAATTTGCGTAGGTCGTCTAGTGATTTAACTTTTTGTTTAATTGGGGAAGTCCCAGTACCTTGAATGTTCGGAATAGTCGCTTTGTTTGAAGGAGTCACAATGTTTCGGTTTACTTGTCCGATAACGCCGAAAGAGGGGTTTATCGCCCGCATCTGTTTAAGAACTCCATCTACCGCCGCTTCTGCTGAGATGTCTTGACCACTTACAGACATGGCTTTACCGTAATTGATTACCGCATCTCTGAATGCCCCGGCATATCCCATGCCGCTGTCGTACTGCTGAACCGCTTGAGCTACATCTGGTCTAGACATAGTTCCCGCTAGTTCCATCTCTTTACGCTCTACTGCATATGAACTCTGTTGCTGAGTCCATTGCTCTCTCTCAGCTTCAAGCTGTTCTAGCCTACGCTGGGATTCGCGGTTTTGAGAATGAAGACGTTTCTGGTCTTCAGGCATCTCATTACGCATCATTAGGTGATGAGCCCATTTTAGCACAGTCTGTTCATTAATTCCAAGAGATTCTCCAAGGGTATCGTAATCTCCTATCTCTATAGCCTTTTGTGCTCTCCCCAAATGATTTGTGAGTTCTTTATAAGTAGGCTCGATTTCACTAAGTTTCGCGCGTAGTTGCTCTCTATCGCCTTTGACGCTTTCAAGACCATGAGACTTTTCATAGAGCTCTCTAATCTTTTTTTCTGTCTCGGCGTCTTTGATTACAGGAGTGAGGAAGTCGTCAAACGCTTTCTCTTGTCCCATAACTTTGAACTTCGTATTAGGTGTATAGGCTGGGGTCTCTAATACGGGAGGAGCTCCCGCGTCTGCCGTGCCTTCTGCGCTCTTTACAACTTCTGTGTTCTCTACTTCTACATTCTCTAAATCCATAAATCTCTCCTCGTTCCCCTGTCTGGGGGAGTTATGTTTTACTGCCTACCCAGCGACTTGCTGGGGCATAGGCTGTCCTTGCGGCGGCGCTTCTACCTCTCCTGGCATTCCTTGAATTTGCGCTAATTGCGCTTGGTTCATCTGCTCCATTTTATTTAGTGGCATTCCTTGTTGTTCGAGAGTCTTAAGAAGGAACTCTAGTGCCTGATAAGGTACTCGAACTCTCTTCGGCGCTTTATTTGGGTCTTCGCTAGGGGTGTACATGTCACAGGCGATCATAGCGCCTCCGACTGGGATGAATTCATTCTTCGCTGCCGCTGCCGCATCTTGTTCAGACTTAACTTTCTGTAAGTGGAAAGTCTCATAGTCGAAGTAGATTTGTTTGACGTTCTCAGGGAGAAGGCCGAAGTCTCTCTGTTTCATTCTTAACGCTAATTGAGATAAGATGTAGTCACTGTCATCTTTATCGCTTGTCATAGGTTCTTCGCCGCGCTCGATTGCGAGGAAGTCGTTTTTGACGTTTTTAGAGTTAATCATAAGGTCAGAGAATGTTTCTTCTGGGATACCGAAAGGCATATCAGACGCCATTTTCCCGATATCATCTCTAGACAACTGTTGACCCACATACTGTAGTAGATTCGTGTATGCTAACTGTTTTCCTAGTTTTGAGTCTGCGGTGTCCGTCTGTTCTTCAACCACACACGAATAACAGAGTGGGTCAGTGTCTCTAAACTCTTTAATGTTCACTGCTTCGCTTCTTCCCACCATATTTATCACTTCGTCGTCTTGTAGGTAGAATTTCGCTAGTTTTATGTAGGCTTCGCCTAAATCAACTAGAAACTCCCCGAATTTCTCTGAATAAGTGCTGAACTTCTGGCTAGTATTCATCGACTTATATAGGAGTGTATAGGGGTCTAAATTAGTGGTTTTTTCGTCTAAAAGCCCCTCTAAATTAACCGCCATGAACATTTCTTGTATCTTAGCGGAGATATATGCGGCGAATTGCTCCCCTGTACGGCCTTCAATGACTGTAGGAGGTACGCCTTGGTACTTCAAGCCCCGTATTCCGGGCAGAAGTGACCCTTGAGTGAGTTCTGTACCCGCTTGATAGAGGATTTTGTCGTCGCCGACAGTGATTTGGTGCATCGCTTGTTGTGACGCGGCCCTATTTATCTCTGCTTGGAATGGGCGAGCTACTTTTAAGATCGAAGATGCCCGAACTCGACTTGAAAACTCGTCAAACCCTGCCCAAATTACGGGAAAGATGCCGCCTGGGAGTTCCCCTTCTTCAAGGATGCCTTCTTGAGTCGTAATATAGTAGTATCCGTTCGGATATTCGAGACAAGGCTTGTAGTAATACTCTAAAACTAAAGTATTTCCTTTTTCCTTACGATATCCGCCCATTTTCGAGTCAAAAACGATGAAATCGCCGCTGGAATCCGTAATAAACTTGAGTTTTTCGTCTTGTCCTTTGTATTGTCGCTTAAGTTCTTTCGTGGATACGAGTTTCTCGTACCCAATCCAACGACAGTCACGGATTGAGGTAGCATGTGGGTCTCTAAATATATTAAATGCGAACCACCTATCGAAGACGAACTCCCCACGACGTACAGGTCTATCTTTGTCTTCAAGTGGCACCCCCATTTCATCTAAAACCGGATTCCCGGCTTCATCTGTTAAACCTTCATACCCTTTTATCGGCCCTTTGTTGTTGTCGTACCGAATAAGTACCGCACATTCTGAAACCCCGACAAAATCTTCCGCTAATTCTCTTATCAAACGCCTTAACTTAGAACGATTCTTCTCAAAATTCCAGACCGCTTGATTTAATTCTGCGTCTTTTTGATCTTGAAGTTCTAAGGGGTTTGTAGGGCGAAAGGAAACGCCGGGAGCTTGCGCGATTATAGAGGAAACGTAGGTTTTGTAGATCAAATGAAGGTAGCTAAACGTGATTCTCAACTTAGAATCTTCGTTTCTTGACTCCCTAGACCTCTCTATAGTGTCTTTTGACTTCTTAGTATAGTGTTCGCCGGAGATTAGCATGACGTTTGTACGCATCTCCGCCGTTAATGCTTTATCTTGACTCTTAGAATCTCTATAGAGTTCCTGTAATTCCTGAATCTTTTTAGCTTCCATTGCCTACACCCCTAGTAAAATGTTATTCCGCGTCTTTGACTTGAGATTCCTCATAGCCTAAAGGGTCGTCGATGAGTCTTTGAAACTCCTCGAACTCTTCCGCCATTTCGTTCTTAATGCCGAAAGCCTTCATGTCTAAATTTGTTAAACTTCCTGGGTTAATTTTACTCTCTTCTTCCTCTCTTTCAAAGACATGAAGAGGGTGTTGAGGGGGCTCTATATGTCTTTTCTCTACCGCCGTATTCGTTTGATAAAATTCTAGGGAGACATCCCCGGCGACTAAACTCTTCACCCCATAGAGAACTCCGAGTTGCATAAGCCTCCCTATAGTCTCAACCTCTGTCCTCTTCTTAATCGCTAGTTCGTAATTAGTGGGACGACCTTTAGGATTTGGGATTTGTCCCTTAACAAAATCCCTACCTCCGGTTTTAATTCTACTAGGGTTTACTTTCTCGTTTGGCGTCAATTTATGTTCTGGAAACATGCTACTCTCCATAGTAGGAATTAAGTTCGTCAACGTATTCATCAAGGGCGGCCTGCCCGGCTTCCTCTTCTTCAAATTCTCCCCTCCTCATTCGTATTTGCCATTCGTCAAATTGCTGATTCGTCCAAGTACCGTCAGGTAAAGAAGAAATCTTTTTCGGGTCAGGGGCTGATATCCCTGGGTTAATCGCCCCCATATCCCAAGGTATCTGGAATACGGCGTACCGTAGCGCGTCCACTAAGTCGTCGATGTATTTCCGCGTAATCAACTTCGACCCCGCAGGTACGGAGACGAGTTCAGTGATTAACTTTTGTGCGTCATCCGCCGTCTTATCTATAGTAAGAGCGCCTGCCGCAAATAAGTCATTAACGACTTTCTCCCCAGCGTCTCTACGCTTATCCGCTTGTATAAATGGCTCACGCGAACGGGACGCTGTAATCCCAAATTCTCTAGACTGATAATCGTAACAAGCGGAAACGGGGCTTCTACCTAACTGCTTCTTCATAAGCTGATACTGTCTAAGAATGTCTCCACTACTAGTGTCTCGACCGTCACCCCGCCATAACTTTAATACCCTCCCTTTCGTCTTCTCAGGGTTGACGATTAGAAAGACGATAGCGGCTAAACTCCTTTTAACCCCTGCCCCGCCACTACCAATATCGACGCCTGCGTAGAGACTCCAATCGCTTGGATATGGTTCGGCTGCGGTGACATTTTTATCTATAGTGAACCCGAAATACTTAAGCCCGCCTACCTTTACGAACCTACCCCAAACCCTTTTGAGTTCTTCATTCTTAGAGGTGCAAGCTCTTATAGCTTCTTCCACCATCTCCATACTGTAATGACCTGGGGAGCCGTCGTCGTATTTAAGACAATCATAAAGTGATATCTGCCACTTCGCCGCACCTACGAAAGTCTCTTCAGAAGTTCCCTGGCACTCCATCGCCTTGAACCACAATTGATACCCTTGAGTCGCAGTGAATACTTGATTGAAGTAGCCCCTGGTAGCTCGAAGACGAACTAGTATTTCATCCGTAAGAGTCTCCGGCATCTCTTCATCTGCGGTAATCATATGAACGGTAGCGGTTTGAAGGTTCTCCGCCTTCTGCGCATACGTCTTAAAGTAAATAGAACATCCACTATTGAAGTGAATCGCAGCGATATCGCCGTCAGACATCTCTTCACGCCAACCATACGTCTTATGGTTTTTAGCCGACCCACGCGGAAGATATTCCGGCACCCACTTCGTTTTGAATTCGTTAGTGGCTACTGCGTTTGAAGGATAAAAATACCAGAATTGAATCGGTATTGTCGGCCATAACTCCGCCCACAGTTTGGAGTTCCCAGCCCACTCAATATTCTTACGAATAGCAATGGTACTTTTACCTATCTGGTTTGCGGCGGTTAGTAAGTTTACCCTATTCTTACTCTCAAAGAATTCTCTAGACCAAGTGT